TTACGCCGCGTTCTCCTTCTCGAGGTCCTGCAGTCGGGCGGTGAGGATCCAGCCGGTCACGTCCAGCTCGAGTGCCCAGGCGCCCATGTCGTCGGTCATCTGCGCGCACCGCCGGAGGTCGCCCTCGCTGATGAGCCAGCGGGCCGCCTCCCGGTCGGCGCGTTGCTCACGCCTGGCGTACAGGGCCCGGTCATTGGTGGGTTCATCCCCGTGGACGGCGTGAGAGAGCTCGTGCGCGAGGACGCACCGCTCGACCCGCTGCGCCATGTCCGGCAGGAGCCAGATCGTGCCGTGTTCGTAGAGGCCCATGGTCCCGAGGGAGGGGGTGTACCGCACGCTCAGCCCGAGCTGTTCGGCGTGTTCCCACGGGTCATACATCAGAGGTAGTCCTCCTCGCTGACGTCCGGCTGTCCGTGCTCTTTCGCGGCGAGCCGGTAGTCCTGCTGCGTGGTGGCCCGGTCAGCGGATCGGACGGTGCGCTCGGCCGCTGAGACGATGGACACCGGGTCCACCTGCAGCGCTTCGCAGATGACCTTCAGGTAGTGGACGGTTAGGGGCCGGGACTCTTGCCAGACCATCTTGCTCAGCGAGCTCTGCGGTATGTCGCTCTCCTCGGCGAGTCGACGTTGGGACCACTTCCGGCGGGCGGCGTAGGCGCGTAGCTCCGCGTTCACGGCGCGAGCGAAGGTGTTCGGGGGCGGTGCCGCGGAGGAGTTGCTTCCTTTTGTCATGGCCTGAGCGTACCTATGGTCAGACCGTTCTGTCACGCTCCGAACTACTCCGTGCGGACTTATTCGTATTCTGATGTTGCATGTTGAGTCTAACTATGGTCATAATGGGGGACATCGGAAGGAGCCCTCGAATGGACACCATCACCATGAGCGAGTTGTACACCCAGGCGCAGACCGCCGGGACGACAGCCGCCACAGCACTCAAGGAGCGCATCACCATGGACAAGGACCTCAGCGTCAAGATCGTCGCGGACATGACCTCGCAGTCCCCCGCCGTGATCGGCCGACTCGTCCGCGCCGGATACTTCCCCGGCGCCTACAAGGCCGGCATGGGTGAGGGCAACGCCAAGTGGGTCATCCCCTACTCCGCGGTCCAGGCCTATCGGGAGCGCATGCAGGCCAAGACCGGTCTTTCGGTCAGCGGGAAGTGACCCCAGTTATGGTCACGCAGCCGCAGCTGGACGGGCTCCCCCCGGCCCCGTCCTCGAAGCGCGAGCAGTACGCAGACCGGTGCATGGACGCGATCAAGCACCTCACGCAGACGCGGGGGGCATTCACCGCAGACGAGGTCCGCGAGGCCGTCGGAGACCCGCCGGACCGGTACATCACCGGCCGTGTGTTCCGGCAGGCCAGGCACGCCGGCCTCATTCGCCCATCGAATACATACGTCCTCTCCCAGACCTTCGGCCGCCGTCGGGCGCCCGTCATGGTCTGGTACGCGAACAGGAGCACCCCATGACCCTCGTCCAGTTCATCGACGCCCCGATCTTCTGGCACCTGCTGACCCTAACTGTGCTCACCACAGCACTGACCGTGACCTACCTGTCCGAAACCCACGAGAAGGAGACCAAAAAGTGACCACCCTCAAATGGCAGGATCCCCCGCTTTCGAAGGCCGGCAAGGGCCGGGCTGCGAGCCGTGAACGCGACGCTGTCGTCGCGCAGCTCAAGGAGTGCCCCGGCCGCTGGGCGTTGGTCCAGGAGCAGTGCAGGAACAGCGGTGCGGGCACCTCATGGAGGCAACGCGGATGCAATGCGACCGCGGTCCGCCGGGACGACGGCAAGGGCTACGACGTGTACGCCCAGTGGCCGGAAGTGGATCCCGCCGAGGTGGACCCGTACGTCGCACGGCGTCGCGCCAAGGGTGTACCCCGTGACGGGCGCCCGGCCAGCAACGGTCTGCGGAGCGTCTCGTGAGCGCCCCGCGCCCCATGCCCGCCACCCAGATGGAGGACTTCCGGGCCGCGCTCGCCCGCGTCCTCGCGGTGACCGATGACGACGGGATGGTCGAGCTGTGCCGCGTCCGGGACGGCGCCACCCACCAGGAGACCGCCGAGGCACTCACCACGATCAAGGAGAACCGATGACCACCGTTCACCAGGCGCTCGCGGCCGTCATGGCCGAGGTGCGTGAAGTCCGCAAGGGCGAACGCAACAAGCAGCAGGGCTTCAACTTCCGCGGCATCGACGCCGTCGTGAACGCGGTCGGTCCGGCGCTGCGCAAGCACGGCGTCGTCATCGCCCCCACGAAGACCGAGCACCACATCGCGTCGAAGAACACGGCCAAGGGCACACCCATGAACTTCGTGACCGTGACCGTGGACTACACGGTGTTCGGCCCGGAGGGTGACCACTTCACCGGTCAGGTGTCCGCGGAGTCCTTCGACGCGGGAGACAAGGGCACTGCGAAGGCCATGTCGGTGGCGTACCGGACGTTCCTGCTGCAGGCACTGTGCCTGCCCACGGACGACCCGGACCCCGACCTCGATACCTACCAGGAGCAGCGGCCCGCACAGAGCCAGCCGAGGCAGGAGGGTCCGAACTGGGCCGAGCATTACCAGGCCGCCTTGGCCAAAGGCCCCGAGAACTTCGCGGCCTTCCTGCAGTGGGCGAAGAAGCAAGGCGGCCCCGCCGAGATGATCCAGGCCGGCGAACAGCAGCTGGCGAAGCACAAGGGCGGCCAGGCCGTCGAAGGAGAGGTACTGACCGATGCGAACTGAGGACAAGATCGCCGCGCTGACCGTGCTGAGCAAGCGGGTCGCGGAGGAGCTCAAGACCGCCAAGGCGGCCTGGGAGATGGATGCTCGCCCGAAGCAGCGGGACACGGGGATGATTGGTGACCGGGTGCTCGGCACCGTGGGGCTCACCGCTGGCCGGGAGACGATCAAGGTCACCGACAAGGCCGCACTGCTCGAATGGGCGAAGGCGAACCGCCCGGACCTGCTGTCGTACGACCCGCACGTCGCCGAGGACGACGTGAAGCGCCTGATCCGCGAGGTCGAGACCACCGGGGACCTACCGGAGGGCATGGACCTGGTGACTGGCTCGCCGTTCGCATCGGTGCGGCTGGAGAAGGACGCGGCCCGGGTGATCGAGGACGCCGTGGCCGCTGGCGCGATCAGCTGGTCCGACGTCCTGGCGGTGGAGGCATGAGCGCCCAGCAGAAGATGAACGATGTCCTGCTCGAGTGGGACGGCACCACCCGCACGTACCGCCGTGAGGTCGAGGAAGCGGGCCGGGCGAAGGCCGAGTACGAGAGGGACCGGGCGCGGTTCATCGTGAAGGCGCGGGCGGGCAACGACCGCATGTCCCAGGCGCAGGCCGAGACCGAGGCCGCCGCAGATGATGACGTGTACGCGTCCCGCCTGGCGATGCTCGCCGCTGAGGCCAAGGCGGAGTCCACCCGGCAGCGCCTGTACCTGATGCGGGCGAAGTCCGACGCGCTGCGAACGGAACGGGTGGATGAGCGCGAGTCGAACCGGTTGTACGCCGACCACCCGGCAGGTTCGTGATGGCCGGGTTCACGATGGCCACCCGCCGGCTGATCCTCGAACGCGACGGCGCGACGTGCGTGCTGTGCGGCAAGCCCTACCGCCCAGCGTTCGACTCGATCCACCACCGGCAGGCCCGCGGGATGGGCGGGTCCAAGGACCCGGCCACGAACGGCGCCGCGAACGGGATCGTGCTGTGCGGCTCCGGGACCACCGGCCACCACGGCTGGGTGGAGTCCCACCGGGCAGAGGCGCTCGCGCTCGGGCTGCTCGTGTCCCGGCACGGGCGGCAACGCCCGGACGAGGTGCCCGTGTCCTTCGATGGCGGCCGCACCTGGATCTACCTCGCGGACGACGGGTCCCGACTGACCACGGAAAGGAAAGCATCATGACCAGCCCCCTTGAAGCCTGGGAGCGCGCCAGAACATTCAAGCAGCTGCAGGCGACCCTGCAGGGCGAGACGACGGTCCTGGCGGCCGCGCTACGTCGGACGACCATGGGCACGCCCGCGAGCCGGGCACAGGCCCGCACAGCGGCCACCCGCCTGGATCGCACCGCCTATGAACTCGCGGAGGCCGCGTCGGCGTTGGCCGCGGGCATCCGCCACGACCTGAACGCGATGGAAGGAACCACCGAATGACGAACCGAGCAGTGACCGTGTACACGAAACCGGCGTGCCCCTCGTGTGACATGACGAAGCGCCGCCTGCGGAAGAACGGCGTCGAGTTCACGGAGGTGGACGTCACCGAGGACCCCACCGCCCTGGACTTCATCACCCGCGAGCTGCACTACCAGGCCGCCCCCGTCGTCTACGTCTCGGACGGGGACACTGCCGAACACTGGTCCGGGTACCGCCCCGACCTGATCACCACCCACATCACCAGCAAGTAGGAGGCCACGCATGGCACACGTCAGCTTCAAGGGCAACATCGGCAAGGTCCGGGACATCGCGTTCAACTCGGATGGGCAGGCCCGCTTCGGGTTCTCCGTCGCAGAGGGGCACGGGAAGTTCGACAAGCAGACCCAGCAGTGGGTCGACACCGGCACCACCTGGTACGCGGTGACCGTGTTCGGCCGTCAGGCGGAGGCGCTCGCGGAGGTGATCCGCGAGGGCGCCAAGCAGCGCGTGGCCGTGGCCGGGAAGCAGTCCACGCGGGAGTACGAGACCAACGGCGAGACCCGGACGTCACTCGACGTCATCGCCGACTTCGTGGGGCTGATCCCCCGCGCCCAGCCGGACGGGCAGCAGGGCGCGCCCGGGCAGTACCAGCAGCGCCCGCCCCAGGGGCGTCAGCAGCAGCCGTGGGGACAGCAGCCCGCCGGTGGCCAGCAGCAGTCCTACGACTGGGGCGTCCCGAGCGACGACGAGCCCCCGTTCTGATCCACACCCGCCTCTCCCCCGGCCCGTGTGACCCTAGTTGTGGTCACGCGGGCCCCGTCCCCCAGGAGGACCCCGTGCAACCGCACATCAGCAGCCACCCGCTCCCGAAGTCCACCCCGCGTGAAGGCGCCCGGTCCGGCGGGTTCTACACGTACCGCGGCTCGAAGCCGTTCCCCCAGCCCAACGAGAAGCCCAAGGAGACACGATGAGCGTTCAGGCAACCACGTGGGTGTGGGAACACTCCCAGGCGGAGGGGTCCACACGGCTCGTGCTGCTGGCAATTGCCGACGCCGCGAACCGTGAGGGCGCCCGCTCGTTCCAGTCAGCCGAGACGCTGGCCAGCATGTGCAAGATGTCCTCGCGCACGGTGCGCCGGCAGATCAAGATCCTGCAGGACTTGGGCGAGATCGAGGTGGAGGGTCGGGCCGGTTCGCATGGCACGAACTCGTACCGGATCGTGGGAGTCCCGAGCGGTCATCCGATAGGACATAGCAATGTCCTAGGACAATCTGTCAGGGGTGACACCGGTGGTCAGTCGATAGGACATCTGGGGCACGCCGATAGGACATCTGGGGTCGCCAGTTCGGACACAGCTATGTCCACCAACCCCATACCCCATGGTGACCCCAGTACTACCCCAGGGAGCGCGCCTGTCGGCGCCGCGCCCGCGGAAGAGGTTGAGCCGGTCCAGGATCAGCACCCGGCGCACCTGATCGCGCAGCGGGCCTACGACGCCACGCACGGGGCGCTGAAGTTCATGGCCGTCCGCTCCGTGGCGCAGTGGGCGATCGACAAGCGCGGCGAGACCCCGGGCCGCGTGGAGCAGGGCATCGCGGAGATCCATCACCGCGGGAAGCCCGTCACCCGGGCTGTGCTGGACCAGTGGTTCGACGGGGCGTTGGACCGCAAGCAGCCCTGGCAGATGGACAACAACGAGCGGATGGCCGCCGCGTACCGGCAGGGCACCCGACAGACCGAGCAGGACCGGCACCTCGCGCTCGCGGCGCAGGGCTGGGCCGGAGAGGACGAGCAGTGAACGTCACGGAGACCGCGCAGTTCCACGCCATGGCGATGGCCATCGACGGGCGCATCAAGCCCCTGGACGACCAGGGGGTGATGGCCTCGGCGTGGCAGGCCGTACTCGAGGACGTGCCGTTCCGGGAGGCCCGGTACATCTTGAAGGCCCTGTACGCGCAGCCGCAGATGCTGGTGCTGCAGCCGGGGCACGCGGCGAAGGTGTGGGAGGAGCTCAAGGCGGAGCGGGAGCAGACGGTCCGGTCCCTGCTGTCCCTGGACTCGTACCTGCGGGCGATGGAGGGCCAGGAGCTGGAGGAGATCTTGGGCCGGAAGCGGGCGCAGCGTGAGAAGCTGCTGGCGTCGTTGCCGCCGCATGCTCGGGCGGAGTACGAGTCGCAGCCGCGGGCGGTGACGGCGTACCGGTCGCGGGTCGCGGAGTACGGCCGGAAGGTGGCCGGCGGGGCGGTGCAGCCGTGGGATGAGGATCCTGAGATGGATCCGCGGTTCGCTCGGGTGCGGGAGGCGTTGGAGGACCCGGGGTTCGGGGCCCTGGGGAAGTAGTCCCCCAATGTGACCATAGTTAGATTCATTAGTGCTATATTGGACTCACTGGGGCGGCAAGCCCCGAGCACGACAAGGAGACCCCATGGAACCCACCACCCCCACCTTCCTCACGGTCGAGGAGCTCGCCGCGAGGTACCGCGTGACGGAGACGACCGTGCATAACTGGCGCAAGCGCGGCACTGCTCCCCCGTCGTTCCGCGCTGGCCGGCAGATCCGCTTCCCCCTCGAGGGCGTGCTCGCGTGGGAGCGAGAGAACCGTGAGCCCGCCACCGGAGGGGCGGACGAATGAGCACGGCCACCAGCACCGCGTTGGAGCAGCTGGAAGCGGAGCTCGCCCAGGCGCGAGAGGTCCACGAGCAGCTGGCGGACTTCGCCGGCCCCGGTGGCACCACGGTGCAGCCGTGGGTGATCGCCCTGGCCGAGCAGCGGGTGACGGAGATGGAGCTGCGCATGGAGCACGCACGGAACCCGCAGGACCACCAGGCCCCGCCTCCCGCGCCCCGGCCGCGACGGGATCCCGAGGCGGCCGCCCGGGTCCGTGAGTGGAACCGCCGCCGGCGCCTCGAACGGGCACGGGCCACGGTCACCCGCCTCGCGCCCGAGTTCGAGACCCCGGAGCCGCCGCTCGACCACGGCGAGCTGTCTATCCCCGGCCGCGCCGGGGCCGCCTTCACTGATGCCGCCCTGGACCGGTGGCGCACCTACCAGGCCGCGCAGGCCACCATCCGGCACCTGACCGGACTCAGCGAGAAGGAGAACGCATCATGAAGCAGATAAAGGCCAGTGAGGTCAAGCCCGGCATGACAATCCGGTGGGAAGTCAAGGGCCTCACGCACGAGTGCACGGTCAGCAAGACAACCTTCCTGTCCACGGATGCGCTGTACTTGCGTTCCTCAGAGGGCGGGGATGGATACATCCCCAGCGACTCCCTGGTCACGGTCCTGGCCGAGCCGCCGGTGGAGGAACCCACCGCGTTCGGGGCGCGGGTCGTGGCGGACGGACATGAGTTTCTGCTCAGCCATGGGGGGCGACGATCTTGGAAGGCCAGGCTTGATGGGAAAAGGTACGCCTGGACCGATCTATGTGACATGGGTTCGGTGGTTGTGATCGACGCAACCCCGTCCTGGACGGTCCCCGAGCAGGTTACCGAGACCCCCGTGGTGCCGGAACGAATCGAGGAATGGCCCGAGGACGACACCCACCTGCGCGAGCAACGGTGGCGGGACCGCAAAGGTGCCGTCTGGTCATCTCGTGACGGGCAATGGGGATACCACTCCTTCACCATGGGATGGATGGGACTGGTGGGAAACCGGTACCCGTTCGACGGCCCGTGGGATCGTGTCCCGTGACCCCCTGGATCCGCATCCGCAAGAACCCCCGGACCACGTGCGCCTGGGATGTGTTCATGTTCCAGCAGGGCACCGGCTGGCAGCTCGTCGCCGCGCACTGGTCCTGGCACAGGGCCATGGAAACGGCCCGCAGGGCGATCTGGAACCACCGGGGGCGCTACCACCCGGAACCGCCCTGCTAGGCCCGGAGCGGGCAACCTCACGCCATTCTGACCACAGTTAGAGTCACCCCAGGAGTTCCCATGAGAACCGAGATCCGATCCACCACCACCCCCGCCGGCACGGCGCTCACGACCATCGAGGACGGCGAGGCCACAAAGATCCTCATGACCGGCCCGGACGGCCGCGGCCACGTGCTCGGCACCGTCGTCTACGACGGCGCCACCACCCTGATCCACTTCCAGGACCACGGGTGCGAGCTGACCGCCGAGGTGCTGCGCGCCGCGGCGACCCTGCTCGACGGGCGGTGCGCGACCGCGCTGCTCGACGTCGAGGACCTGTTCGGGGGCGCCCGGTGACCCGCAGCCGGGCCACGGCGAAGGCCGCCGGGAACAGTTGCGAATGGGAGATCGCCGGCGGTGGCTGCGAATGTTGGGTAAACCCGAACCCCTGGACCTACTACGGGATCCCCGAACCTGGAGACTGCATCGAGTACAACCCCGATTGCCCCGAGCACGGAGAGACCCGGGAGGGAACAGCATGACCCGCAGCAGGGCAAGCGCGAAGGCCGCCGGGGCCTCATTCGAACGGCTGGTGGCGGACTACCTGGCCGCCACCCTGGACGACCGGATCGAGCGTCGCAGGCTAGGAGGTTCCAAAGATCGCGGCGACATTGGCGGTGTCCGCGACCGGGACGGGAACCGCGTGGTCCTGGAGTGCAAGGACTACGGCGGGCGCCTGCAACCCCCGCAGTGGATCCGGGAAGCCCACACCGAACGCGACAACGACGGCGCCGCTGTGGGTGTGGTCGTGGCGAAGCGCCGCGGCACCACCGCCCCGGGTGCCCAGTACGTGCTGATGACCGTTGACGACCTCGTGACGCTGCTCGGCGGCACAACCCCCAAGGAGACATCATGACCGACTACCAACCTCAGCGCGGGGAGCGCGCCGTGCTCTACGGGTCCGCCGTGAACAGCATCGAGGTGCTCGTGGCCGACTACCGGTGCAAGTTCGCCCCGGTGGGCCGGTTCAACACGAGGATGCTGGGCTTGGGGTGGAACCCGGTGCTGGCACACGGGCAGGGGGACGTGCGCCCGCTCGACGCGGACACCCGCGAGTGGTCGTGGGACACGCTGATGGAGGCGAAGCGCCGCCACGAGGCCGGGGAGCCCCTGGCGCCCCTCGCCACCCACCGGCTCGTGAAGAACACGGGCAACACGGGGATGCACCTGGAACCCATCGAGGAGGAGGCGTCATGCTCGCCGCTGTTCTGATCTACGCCGCCACGGGTGCCGTCGTGTGCCTGACCATGTCAGGCATGGTGGCCCTGCTGGTGGGCTGGTCCCTGTGGACGGACTGGCGGGACGGGGTGAGGGCATGACGATCCTCCCGCCGCCCCCGCCACGGCCTAAGCCCGAGCGACCCAGCCCACACGAATGCCAAGCCCCGGACTGCGGCACCCGGCTATCCGAGGTCTACGGAGAGAGCACCCTATGGGAATGCCCCACCTGCGGACGCTGGTGGAAGGTTCGCCACGTGGCAAGCATCGTTCGCCCTGAGTGGGACTGGTGGCCGGTGCGCTGGTACGACATCCCGGCCCGCCGTCGGATCGCCGCCCACGAGACCGAGAAGATGCACTACCGCTGCCCCAATATCTTGGGCGACCTGCACTGGTGGGACTGCCACCCCAACCCGAAACGAGGACAACCATGACCAAGACCCTGTACGACACCATCCACGACGTGCCCGAGAACGAGCGGCCCGCAGCGAAAGAAGCTGACCGGCTGGCGGCAAAGGCCACGCTGGCCATGCGCCTCGACCCCGCAGCTTTACACGCGGCATCCCAGGCCATGGAGGTCCACCAGCGCCGCACGGGCTGGCGTTACCTCCCCTCCGGCCATTACCGGCACCGCACCCGGAAGGACACCACCCCATGACCCTCGCCACCCTCCTAGCCCATGTGGCGGCCCGGTGGGCTGTCACCCAAGCACCCGCCCACGGGTGGGTACCAGACGAAAGCGAGACCGAAGAATGAGCAAGCACGAGCCGAAGACGTACCGCAAGAAGCCCGTGGCGGTGGAGGCCATGCGGATGCCCTTCCCGTACCCGGAGGGCGTGGACCCCTCCAGCGACGGCTACGCCCGAGCCGAAAAGGCCGATGTCATCTACAGCTGGGTGGAGTCCAACACGGCGGGGAGCTTCGAGCCCCTGTCCCGTATCGAGGGCCGGGAACCGTGGCCGGAATCCGGGGTGACCATCGACCCGCGAGACGGGCGCATGGTGATCGCCACCCTGGAAGGCGGCCACTGGGTGAATCCCGGGGACTACGTGATCCGCGGCGTCGCGGGCAAGTTCTACCCGTGCAAGCCCCATGTTTTTGCGGAGTCTTACGAGGAGGTATCTAGGTGAAAACCTGCCCTAAATGCCAGGAAGAAAAACCGCTTACGGCGTTCTACATACAGAAATCAGGGCGTCGTGCGGGGCAACCAACATCATGGTGCAAGACGTGTTCCGCGGCTAAGTCCAAGGCATACTACGCCTCGAACACTGACAAGGCGAAGGCCGCGCACCGAGCGTGGGTTGAGAGCAATCGGGACCGCATACGCAAACATAAGGTCAAGGCAGCCTATGGTCTCGAGGGCCACGAATACGACGCACTCCCGAAGGTTTGCGTGATTTGCGGCAGCCAAGAGAATCTGTGCGTTGACCATTCTCACCGCACGGGGCGAGTGCGTGGAATGCTCTGTGCCCCATGCAATAAGGGTCTCGGTCATTTCCGTGACGATCCTACTTTGCTACTGCGAGCATCGGATTACTTATTCGGTGTCGCCAAGCCGGACATCTTCCACCAGACCTGCGAGGAGATCACGGGGTGCCCCAGCGACACCCCGAACCCCTACGAGCAGGAGGAAGCATGACCCGCCCGAAGTACCGAGTCCACGTGTGGAAGGACCGATGGAAGTTCGGGGACCAGGAGTGGCTCATGGGCGTGTGGGCAGACGGTGAGCCCGTCGTGTTCCGCCCCAACGCCCCCATAGGCTTCCCGACGCACGCCGAAGCCCTGGCCGCGGGCCTGGCCTGGGCGAACGAGCTCAACGCCCGAGAGCAGGAGGAAGCATGAGCACCAACGAAAGCGAGACTGAGATGACTGAGACACCCGAGTGGGACACCGTCGGCAACGGTTGCGAATGCTGGGTGAACCCGAACCCCTGGACCTACTACGGCATCCCCGAACCCGGAGACTGCACCGAGTACAACCCCGACTGCCCCGAGCACGGGGAGGCCACGGCATGACTGAGCGCACCTACACCCGTGAGGACATGGCCCGCGCCTGGGACGAGGGCCACGAGGACGGCGCAGCATGGGCACGCCTCAACGCCGTGCTCGACGGTGAAGTGCCCAGCATCGACAACCCCTACCGCGAGCAGGGGGAATCATGAGCACCAACGAAAGCGAGACCAAGATGACCGAGACCGCACACCAGCACTGCGCAACCTGTGACTGGTTGAGCCGCGAAGCCGAACACGCAGCCCACAAGTTCGGGCGGAGCGCGTGGATTTCTGAGGCAGGGTCCAGGGCAAACCCTCGGGAGCACTGGGCTCACTACGAGCAGGAGGAAGCATGAGCACCGAACCCACCTTCACCCTCGAAGCTGAACTGCCAGCACCCATGCCCGCCTCGAACCTACGGACGTTCCTGGACGCCGCAGAGAAGGCCATGGACGGAGTGACCATAGAGGCCCGCCTGTCATCGGAACGGACGGACCAGCCGAGCGTGATCCTGACGGCCCGGGGTAACGCCAAGACTCGGCCGCATACCGCGTACCGAACCAGGGAGGGCGCATGAGCAGGTTCATGGAGCTCGCGGGTGGGGCGACGTTCATCGTCTCGATCCTCTCCCTGTGGCTGTACCCGGGCCACGACCTCGACAAGCACTACGCGTGGCTCGCATCCGCTGTCGGCGGCGCCGTGATCTACGCGATCGGTCGCCACACGAAGGAGGGGGCATCGTGAACATCACCACTGCTCTCCGGCGACCACTGATCAATGTGCCCCGCTACATGGCCCAGGGGGACACCTGGGGAATGCGGTGGCAGTGTGGCCCCCTCCTGACCCACACGGAGGTGCTGAACGTCATCTGGCATGAGGTGTACGGCACACAGGTCTGCAACTGGGTGTGCGTGTGGGATTTGGGCCCACACGGCAACAGGCAGCCCCGCCCGGTGCTGTTCTGGTCCGCGGTAACCTACACGCCGCCCCCGCGCCCCATCCCAACGAAGCCCCGCTACGAGCAGGAGGAAGCATGACCACCAACGAACCCATGACCCGCGAGCAGTTCGACGCGATCCGAGAGCGAGTGGACGCGACCACGGAGGGCCCCTGGACGCGGTGGGCCGGGCTGGACGACCGGGACAACAGTGTGGCAAGCGACGGACGTGAGGACGCCCCCACCGTAGCCGATGTCATCCCTGAGAAGGACGACGCAGCGTTCATCGCCCACGCCCGCGAGGACGTGCCCGCGCTGCTCGCCGAGGTGGAGCGGCGGGGGGCACGGCTCACCGTGGACGACGACATGGTGGAGCGCGCCAAGCGTGCGTTCGGAGCCGCGACCGCGCAGGTCTCGTCCATCCCCCTCGGCATGAGCGAGGCCATGTTCATCGACAGCGTGGGGCTGCAACACCAGCACGCGATCCGCGCCGCCCTGAACGCCGCACTCGGAATCGGGGAGGACGCGTGAAGACCATCAGCAGCATCCTCGCCCTGCTGGCCCTCGCGTGCCTCGTCCTCGCGATCTGGTCGGCCGAGCACAACATCAGGTGGGCGATCACCGCCGGGCTCGCGCTCATCGTGTCCGCCGGGCTGTGGGGCACCCACCTCAGCCGGGTGGAGCAGACCAAGAACGCCGAGACCCGACTCGGGGGGACCACCCCATGACCCTCCTCGCCGAGACCGTCCACCAGCTCACCCGCACCCACAAGGTCCGCATCCCCGGCACCGAGCACCCCGCGCAGTACGCGGACGCCCTCCCCCTCCTCGAGCAGCTGCGCATGCTGATCCGTGGCACCGGGCACGGCGGGCAGGAGATCGGCGGCGCCGGCGGCGGGTCCAAGCCCCCGATCAACCTCCGGGCCCTGGACCTGTGGACCGAGATCACCACCACCGTGAACCAAGGTTGGCCGGGCGCCGGCCGCCCCGTCACCCAGTCCGTGCCCGTCGGGTTCAAGCTGCGCGCCTGGGCCGAGCACGACCCGGAGAACGTGCGCCTCACGGACCAGTGCCTCGCGTGGGCGGAGCAGATCACCCGCGCCATCCACCCCGTGAAGCGCATCGACATCATGGGCACCTGCCCGTCGTGCCAGTGCACCCACGTGATGAACACCGACCCCGAGACCGGGGAGCACACGTACAACCACGCGCTGACCGCGTACACCGAACCGGCGCACGTGGCCTGCGGGGTGTGCGGCACCACATGGGAGGGCCAGGCCATCCACCACCTGCGGGGACTGGTGCGCGGGCCCGCCGAAACAGCCAGCGCCGAGTGACCCTAACTGGGGTCAATCCTGGTAGGATGGGACACGAAGGCGCTACAACGCGCCCGAAAACAGTCCTCCTGGACTGAGGTGTGGGTGAGCGCGGGGGACGCTCACCCACACTGCATGGCCCCCCCGGGGCCGCGGTAGGGAGTTGGATCCCAGGCACCTGAGGTGTCGCCCCAGGTTCGAGTCCTGGCTGCCGCACTGGTGGTGTTCACCCCTCCGTGTCTCTCAGGGGCAAGGACGCCCACGACGCCCCGCCACGTGGCCGAGGCGCACCTGCACCACCACCCACCTACCCCTCGCGTCAAGGCCGCCGGGCCAGCCCATCCAGCACCCGGACCCATGGACCCCCACGACCGGGACTCCTACACCAAAACCCGATGAGGGGCACCCAGCGCGAGGGCCACACCACGAGGGGGACGACATGCCGGCGCAAGGCTCACGGTCCAGCACCCTCCGCAAGACCCGGGCGGTACGCGACGCCGTCAACGACTACCGGGAGAAGTGCAAACGGGACCAGCCCCCGTGCTGGCTGTGCGGGCAGGCCATCGACTACGAGACCACGGACCCGTACTCCCCCGACTCCCTGCAGGTCGACCACATGTTCCCGGTGTCCACGCACCCGGACTTCGCCGCCGACCAGGAGAACATGCGCCCCTCCCACGCGGGCTGCAACCTCTCCCGCGGGAACAGCATGACCCTCCCCGAGCTGGGCACGACGTCCTGCGACTGGGAGGCACTGGCCACCACCTGACCCACCACCACATCAGGAGCGCACACCATGACCACAGGACACCAGGGCAACGGCATGCTGCACCACGACGAGGGCCACGACGAGGCGCACTCCAACCCGAGCGCGGACCTCGCCACCAACTGGGCCAAGTTCAAGGACGAACTCAAGGCCACCCTCGACCAGGCCAACGCCAACCTCGCCGCGTCCCTCGGGCAAGCAGCCGCGGACATGAACCGCGAGCGCACCGAACAGGCCGAGGCACACGAGGACAAGACCAAGCACACGACCGAGGGAACACCGGGCATCGTCGGGCACCTGCCCGTGGTCATCGCCATGCGAGCCTTCGACACCCACGAGGACCTCGGCACGATCCAGGTGCCCATCAGCACCCACACCCCGCGACCGGTAGGGGCGATCCCCTTCGGGACCGAGACCACGCACGCCGACGTGCGCCGCGCCGTCACCGAGCACCTCGGACTCAACCCCCGGGGCTGACACAAGCCCTAACACAACCCCTGGTACAAACCGTTTGTACCACCGGGGGGTGGCACAAATGTTGAGCACCGAACGGGCCCTCGCGTGGCCGCCGGTAGTCATCCTTCACTCACTGAGGGGTAGTACCCATCGCGCACGAGCAGCCCCAGGACGGAGGACCGCCCCATGAACGAGCTCATCAGCATCACGGGCGGCGCGCAGGCGGGCACGGTCCTGCATGCGACCCTCACGGATGCGGTGGAGGCGTCGATCAAGGCCATGGACTGGCTGACGGACGCGGATGACGCGGCGATCACGCTGGCGCGCACGTACGCGGCCCGGATCGACCTGGCCCTGGCCACGGGTGAGGGGCAGGAGGTCACGAAGGCCCTGTACCTGGGCCCGCACATGCTGAACACACTGCGCGCCCTGGGTGGCGCCCCGGATGCCCGCGGGCAACTGGACACCGGCAAGCCCGCGTCCGCGGCGGCGTCGGCGTTGGACAAGTACCGGCAGCGGGCCAAGTCGTCCAAGGGCGCGTGATGCTCGCGGACCTCAAGGGTCACACGTTGCCGCGGATCGAGACGGCGCCGCTGCGCGAGCTGACCCCGCAGACCACCCTGGGTTTCGACTGCCTGGAGTTCGCACACGACCTGTTCGGGTGGCGTGGCCGGCCGTGGCAGGAGCACTTCTTGAAGCGGGCGCTGGAGTTGCGGCCGGACGGTCGGCTCCGGTTCCGTGTGGTGCTGCTGCTGGTGGCCCGCCAGAACGGCAAGTCCGCGGTGATGATCGTCCTCGCCCTGTACTTCATGCTCGTGCTGAAGGAGGGTGAGCCGGTCCTGTCGACCGCGCAGAACCTGGACACCTCGCAGGAGACCTGGAACCAGGGCCTGGAGCTGCTCGAGTCCGTGGAGTCGGACCCGCCGCTGGTCGCGAAGACGTGGCTGGGTGCCGGGCGGAACGCCATGAAGCTGGACAACGGGTCCCGCTGGGCGGTGGCCGCGGCGAACCGTGGCGGCGGGCGAGGCAAGTCTTCCCCGCTGGTGCTCATGGACGAGCTGCGCGAGCACCTGTCCTGGGACTCGTGGAACGCGATCTCGAACACGACGCTCGCGCAGGAGGACGCGCTGGTGCTCGGGGTGTCGAACGCCGGGGATTCCCGGTCCGTGGTCCTGCGGGACCTGCGGCGCCGCGCCGTCGAGTCCCTGGACGACCCGGACACGCAGACCCTGATCTGCGAGTGGTCCGCGGCGGAGGACGATGACACGGGCAACCCCCTGAACTGGGCGAAGGCGAACCCGTCGCTCGGGTACGGGCTGAGCTTGGACGCGCTGCGCGTGGCGTACGAGACGTCCACGGAGGTCGCGTGGCGCACGGAGAACCTGTGCCAGTGGGTGAACGCCTTGGAGGGCGGGCCGTGGAAGGAGGGTGTGTGGGAGTCCGGGGAGAACCCTGCGTCCTGCATCGCCCCTGACTCGGAGATCGTGCTGGCGGTGGACACGTCCATTGACCGGGCCATGTCCTACGTGACGGCGGTGGGCTCGAACGCTTCGGGCCGCACCCACGTGGAGGTCATCGCGATGCGCGAGGGCGACGCGTGGGTGGTGCCGTGGGTGAACGCCCGCTGGGACGCGATCGGCGCATCGAAGGTCGTGATCCAGGGCAAGGGCGCCCCGGCCACGGGCCTGATCGAGTTGTTCGAGGAGCGCGGCATTCCGGTGTACCGGTGCCAGGGCTCGGATGTGACCGCCTCGGCCATGGAGTTCTTCTCCGCGGTCCGTGACGGGCTCGTGGAGCACCTGCCGCAGCCGGTGCTGGACATCGCGGCGAAGGCTGCGCAGACCCGCCTCACTGGTGACGGGCTGTTCATGTTCGACCGGCGGAAGTCGCCGGTGGACATCGCCCCGCTGGTGGCGGTGTCGATGGCGTGGTTCGTGTTCGCGCACTCGATGGAAGTTTCTGAGACGGAGTCCTCGGCGTACGAGTCGCACGGACTGATGGTGTTCTGACCTGGAAGGGGGTGCACATGGGAGTGGTTGATGCCCTGTCCGGGGCCTTCGGTGGTCTCGGTGACCGGATCGAGTCCGTGCGGATGAGCATGGCCCCGTCCGTGGAGGTCTCCCCCGGGTCGACCTTGTCGGGCCGTGAGACGCGTGCGCTGATCGAGAAGCTCTCCCGGTTCACCCCTGCGGACCTGCACCGCACGCAGCCGAACCTGCGGGCTGTGGTGGACTTCCGGGCCCGCAACGTCGCCCAGCTGGGGCTGCACGTGTTCCGCCCGGTCGAGCAGGGCCGGGAGCGGGACCGCACGTCGGCGGCCGCCCGGGTGCTCGCGAACCCGAACCCGGCGCAGACCGGTTACCAGCTCATGTACAGCCTGGTCGCGGACATGGACCTCTACGACGAGGCGTTCTGGGTGGTGCTCAACGCCCCCGGTATCCTCTCGATCCGCCCGCTCCCGGTGGCCGACGTCGTGGAGCGTCACGGCTCCGAGTGGAACGGCACCCTGTCCGTGGACGTGCTCCTGGACGGGAAGACGGTGCGGATCCCCGCGGAGAACCTGATCCACTTCCGGGGGTACTCCCCCGCCTACGGGCACAAGGGCTCCTCCCCGATCGAGGCGCTGCGGGACACGCTCACCGAGCAGGTCGCCGCGCAGGCGTACCGGCTGTCCGTGTGGCGCAACGGCGGCCTGATCTCCTCGTACATCTCCCGACCCTCGGGCGCTCCCGGCTGGTCGAAGGAAGCCCTGGCCCGGTTCAAGCAGGACATGCGCGAGTTCCGCTCCGGCGGCGTGCAGTCCGGTGGCATGCCGCTGCTCGAGGACGGCATGAAGATCGAGGCCGGCGCGCTGAACTCGAAGGAGCAGCAGTACGTCGAGGCCGCGCAGCTGTCCCTGGCCACGGTGGCCCGCACCTACCACGTGAACCCGGCGATGCTGGGTGAGACCGGTGGCGTGACGTACGCGAACATGCGCGAGTTCCGGAAGTCCCTCTACGGGGAGACCCTCGGGCCGCTGCTGCGGATGGTCGAGGACCACCTGAACACGCGCCTGCTCCCGATGCTTGGCGTCGAGGACGGTTCGTACTTCGAGTTCAACGTCAAGGAGAAGCTCCGCGGCTCGTTCGAGGAGGAAGCGGACGTGCTGTCCACAGCCACGGGCTCGGGGGCATGGATGACGGTGAACGAGGCCCGTGCCACCCAGAACCTCCAGCCGGTGCCCAACGGGGACCAGGTGCTGCAGCCGCTGAACATGGCCGCGCTCGGGGCCACGGACACCCCGGACGGAGATCCTGCGGGCGGCAAGGCCGCGACCGTGGAGGCGAAGTCCGCGCTCGTGTCGGTCAAGGCCGAACCCGAGGAGACCCAGCCCGCACGAATCCAGGACCTCATCGAGTCGCACAGCCGCCGGCAGCAGGCCGCCGTCACCGCGGCCCTGAACTCCAAGGCCGACACGCCCTGGTGGGACGGGGACCGTTGGGACCGCGAGCTCTCCGCGGACCTGTTGACCTTGTCCAAGGTCGTGACCGCGCAGATCGGGGCGAAGACCGCCGCGCAGCTCGGCTACGAAGGCGACTACGACCTGCAGGCCACGGTCGCGTTCCTCACCGCCGTCGCCGAGACACGGGCGCACATGCTCAACGAGGGCACCCGACAGGCCCTGGAAGCCGTGGTCGAGGGCACGGCGCCGGAGGGCAAGACCCCCGAGGACGTGTTCACCGAGCTCCGCGAGTCCCGCGGTGCCATGTGGGGCGCGTCCATCGCGGCCGCGCTCGCCGGGTTCGCCGCGGTCGAAGCAGGACGGCAGGTGCACCGCTCGGGCCGGGACACCACCAAGACCTGGGTCGTCCGGTCCAAGAACCCCCGGCACACCCACGCGGCCATGAACGGGCAGACGGTCGGCATCAACGAGAAGTTCAGCAACGGTTCCGACTGGCCCGGGGACTCGAAGTCTCTCCCCGTGTCCGAGGTGGCCAACTGCCAGTGTTCCGTCGAGATCACAACGGAGGATCCATCATGACCGACATCGAGACCCGCTCCCGCGGTATCGCAGTGAAGTCCCGCAACGACGAGGACGGCACGTTCGAAGCGGTCGTCTCCGCGTTCGGCAACATCGACTCCTACGGGGACGTCATGGTCAAGGGAGCGTTCGAGCGCACCTTGGCCGAGTGGCGCGAGAACGGCGGGGAGATCCCGTTCCTGTGGTCCCACGCCTCGAACGACCCCATGTCCTACGTGGCCGGGATTCACGAGGCGAAAGAGACCGACGAGGGGCTGCTCGTGCGCGGCCAGTTCGACCTGGACACGGACCAGTCCCGGCAGGCGTACAAGCTGCTCAAGTCCGGACGGGTCCGCGAGTTCTCCTTCGGGTTCATCGTCCGTGACGCCGAGGACGGCGAGAAGAACGGCGAGCACGTCCGCTACGTCAAGGACGTGGACCTCCTGGAGGCCTCCATGACGATCCTCGGCGCGAACCCCGCGACCCGCCTGGTGGCCATCAAGTCCACCCCCACGATTCCCGACCCCGCGCTCACCGTCGACGCCATCGCGTCCGCGGTCGAGGACGCAGTGGGCCGGGCGCTCGCGAAGCACGCGAGCACCGAAACTCACGAAGATACAGCCGCCGCTAGTCGGGCTGGGTCCGAGGATGAGGGCGCTTCCGGCGTCAAGTCCGACGACTCCCAGTACGCAGCCGCCGCGATCGGTCTCAGTGAGTACCTGACCGACGACTCCACGAACTGAAAGGACAGACCAGTGGATAAGTTTGAGGAACTCAAGGCCGAAGCGAAGAGCCTTGTGGACGCATTCAACCAGGGCACGGCCACGGACGAGCAGAAGTCCCGGCTCGTGGCCATCGGCGACGAGCTCAAGACCGCCAAGACCCAGATGGACTCCGCGAAGTCCGCCCAGGACCTCCTGGACGCCCTGAACTCCGGGGTGACCGAGGGTGAGGGAACCACGTACTCGCGTGGCCCCGCCGTGAAGTCCCTGGGCGAGGCGTTCCTGTCCAAGGCCGGCGATCTCGGGGCCCTGGCCCGCCGCATCAAGTCCGGCGGTGTGGAGGCCCCCGAGTTCAAGGCCGCGAACACGGCGCACACGCTGGAGGGCCTGGCGTTCGAGACAGTGACTCAGCAGGTCATCGAGGAGGTCCGGCCCACCCCCACGGTGGCTAACCTCATGACCAACGCGGCCATGTCGAACCCTGTGCTGAAGTACTTCCGGCAGGTGCCCGGCTCCACCGAGGGCGCCCCGGCGATCACCCCGGAGGGCACGGAGAAGCCCTACGTGCACTACAAGTTCGAGCAGGTCACCGCGGGTCTCTCCAAGATCGCAGGCGTCACCGACGTGACCACGGAGATGACCGAGGACGCGCCGTTCCTGGTGTCCCTCATCAACTCCTTCCTGGTCCGTGACCTCATCCTCGAGGAGGAGGCGCAGATCCTCAACGGGGACGGCGCAGGCGACAACTTCGACGGCCTCTACCACATGTCCGGCGTGCTGAACGTGCAGGGCGACGCGGGCACGAACCTGGTGGACGCGATCTACCGGTCCACGACCGCGATCCGCACCCAGTCGAAGCTGGTGCCGACCGGGCTGGTGATCCACCCGATCGACTACGAGAACGCCCGCCTGGACAAGGACGGCAACGGCCAGTACATGGGCGGCGGCCCGTTCTACGCCCCGTACGGCAACGGCACCCTGCAGTTCGCCCCGTCCCTGTGGGGGCTGCAGACCGTGGTCACCCCGAACGCGAAGCAGGGCACCCCGCTGGTGGGCGACTTCCGGCAGGCCGCGATTCTCCGCAAGGGCGGCATCGTGGTGGCCGCCTCGGACCAGCACGACCGGAACTTCACCCAGAACAAGGTGACGTTCCGCGCCGAGGAGCGTGCCGGCCTGATGGTGCAGCGCCCCGCGGCGTTCGCGAAGGTGTCCGTCAAGGCCGCCTGACCACCCGGTGTCATCCGCACGGCCGCGTGACCATAACTAGGGTCACGCGGCCGTGCGACACCCCGACCCAAGGAGCTCCCATGCACCCCTACGAACTTCCGCTCGGCCAGAACGAGGTCACCGTGTCCGTGGACCTCTCCGACCGTGATGCGCAGGCGCTCGGGCTCAAGGCCCGCACCCCCGAGAACAAGGCCCGCACCCCCGAGAACAAGGCCGTGACCGTGGACCACGAGGAACGCACCGTGGAGATCACCGACGACGAGGCCGCCCCCGAGGCCGCTCGGCGCCGTCCTGGACACAAGCCCCGCGGCGGCAAGTGATGAAGTACCCACGGATGACCGCCGCCACCGTGGACCCGGCCGAGGCCGCCGAGCAGGCCGTGCGCCGCTACTGCGGGTGGCACGTCGCCCCGACCATCGAGGAGACGTTCCGGCTCGACGGGCACGGCTCGTCCGTGGTGAAGCTCCCGACGCTCGCCTTGGACGAAGTCCTTGACGTGCAGGTGGCCGGCCGGCCGGTGGCGCTGGACCGGGTGCAGTGGTCCACGAACGGGCTGCTGCGACTCCCCGCCCCCGCACCCCGGGAGTTCGGCGCCGTGGTGGTCACCGTGCGGCACGGCTTCGAGGACGCCACGGACATCGGCGCGCTCGTCGCCGGCATCCGGGACCGGTCCACGAACATGCCCGCCGGGGTGACCCGCAAGCAGATCGGGGACGTGTCCGTCTCCTACGGGGGCCTCGATGAGCGTGGCGTGCGCCTGTTCGCCTCGGAACGCGAGGCGCTGGCGCCGTACCGGTTGGAGGGCACCCCGTGATCCTCCTCCCGAACGCGACCGCCGTGATCCTGCGGCCCCGGGTGGTCAACGACATGGGCAGCGAGTTCGTGGACTGGGAGCACCCGGAGCGCATCGAGTTCCCCGGCCCCTGCCACGTGCAGGACGGGGCGACCACGGAGACGTTCGAGCGCGCCGACTCGGTCGAGACCGCCTACACCCTGTGGGCGCCGCTGACCCCGGCCGTGAAGCCGAACGACCGGGTCGAGTTCACGTACACCGCTCCCCCGGTCACCGGCACGGTCACCGGCCTGCAGGTCCACGGCCGTCCCCGCGTGATGATCGACCCCGTCGATCCGGACGACTCGTTCCAGCGCGTGGAGCTCACCCGATTGGAGGGCTGATGGCAACGACACGCATGCAGTTCGATCTGAACCCCGAGGGTGTGGCCGAGCTGCTCAAGGATCCCGCGATCGGGGAGCATCTCGAGCAGATGGGCGAGAGCGTCGCCGCCAGCGCTACGGCGGCCGCAGGTGCGTCCGGGTTCGAGGGCGCCGCGTTCAACGTGCGCCGCTTCGTGGGTCGTGACCGGCAGCGGGTGCACATCGCCGCGCAGAACCACGCCGCCTACCAGGCGGAGGTCAAGGCCCGTGCGCTGACCCGCGCCCGCGGGGGCGCCCGGTGATCCCCCCGGCCCGGCGTCGTGCGCTCACGGAGGCCGTGTTCGTGGAGGCCCTCACCACCGCGGGGATGACAGCCGGGGTGAAGCGCCCGGCCACGTTCCCGAACAGCCCCGAATTCCTCGTGCTGTTCCTCAACGGCGGTGACCACCAGAACCTCGTCACCGAGACCAGCACCGTCGAGGTGGAGGCGTGGGCCCGCACCAAGACGGCGGCCCTGCAGCTGATGCACAAGGCCACCAACACCCTCGAAGCCGCCTCGTTCACGCGGGGTCTGCGCGAGGTCCAAGAAGAACGCCCACCGGTTGCGCTGGACACCGGCGTCGACGGGTGGTTCCGGTACACCACCGGTGTCACAGCGCAGCAGCGCACCAGATGAAAGGCGACGACATGGAAGACGTCAAGGTCAAGTTCTCCACCCGTTGGAACGACGAGGGCCAGGTCTACGAGCAGGGGAAGTCCTACGAGGTCCCCGCCGCCGTGGCCAGCTCGTTGATCCGCGACGGTCTGGCCGTGGAAGCACCCCGGCAGGCCCAGAAGTCCACACCCACTCCGGCGTCAAAGTCTGACCCGGCCAACAAGGAAGGCGGCAAGTAATGGCGAACGCCACGAACACTGACAACGTCCGGGTCTATGGGTCGCAGTACGACGCGATCTACATCGCGCCCATCGGCACCCCCGACCCGGAGTTCACCTCCGCGGCGGACCTCCTCAAGCCCCTCGGCAAGGACTACACCAACGTCGGCTGGCTGAACGAGGACGGCATCCCCCTGGCCGTCTCCACCGACGTGGAGAAGTTCAAGGCGCACCAGGGCGCGGCCATGGTCCGCTCCAAGGTCACCGCCACCGAGCGGTCCCTGACGATCGGCGCGATCGAGGAGTCCCCGCTCGTGACCGGCATGTTCTTCGACCACGGCGCCCCCACGAAGGTCGGCACCGACCTCGCCCGCGTGGACTTCCCCAAGGGCATCGGGACCGTCGCGAAGAAGGCCATCGTCATCCTCAACGACGGCGACGTGTCCAAGGCCCTGGTGATCTCCCGCTTGGAGATCGGTGAGCGCGAGGACATCTCGCACACCAACTCCGAGCTCACCGGCTACACCATGACCGGCGACATCACCGGCGAGATGTACATGCTCACCAACTCCAAGGCCTACCTGGACGCGGTGCCCGCCGAGCCCGGCGCCTGACCGGACCCCTGAACGTGCTGCCGGTCGTCCTCGTGGTGGGTGGCGGCCGGCAGCACCCCCGCACCACCCACCCACCACACCACACCCGCCACACGAAAGGCTCAGATCATGGCCACCACCGAAACCCCCACCGAGAAGCTCGAGCGCCGCAAGGCCGAGTCCGCCCGCGACGCAAGCCCGAAGAAGCCGCAGGACCACAAGACGAAGAAGGCCTCTCCCGACACGGAGGGCTTCGTCCCCGTCGAGTACGAGGGCGCGACCATCCGGGTGCAGGCCGACCTGGACCCCGCCACGGACTTCGAGCTGCTCGATGCGATCGGGAAGCTCGAGGAAGGCGCGGCGTCTGGCCTCGGGAACCTGGTGCGCATGGTCACCGCCCCGGGCGACTTCCCGGTGCTGATGAACGCGTGCCGCAACGCCCGCGGGAAGGTCGACCCCGAGACCCTGGCCGGGTTCATCCCCGTGGCCCTGGAAGCTGGTGGCCTGGGAAACTCCTGACCCTGGCCCGGCTGGCGGAGGAGATCCCCGCGGAGATCAGCGGTGACTTCCGCCAGTTCTACGGGCTGAACTTCCGTCAGCTCATGGCGACCCGCGAGATGCCAGCCCGCGAGGTCGCTGAGCTCCTCCTGCAACTCCCCCAGGGGTGCCGGGTGTCCCGGGCGGTGGGCGGCGCTTGGGCGTGGACCGATGAGGTCATCGCCCAGCTGTCCCACTCGCACCTGGTCCGTCAGATCTGGTGGGTGCACACGGGCAAGAAGGGTTCCGCGCCCGAGGCTCCGAAGCCGCCCAAGGGGTGGCTGGTGGAGCAGCAGGAGAAAGCCAAGGCCGCGTCCGACTGGAAGAAGCGCGCCGAGGCGTGGCGGCGAGACAACGCGGCCGCGCTCGTGGCGCAGCAAACCGAATAGAGCAGAACGGCAGGAGGGGCGAGCACACGCGTGTTCGCCCTTCCTGCGTCATACCCGGAGGTGGTGCAGGTGGCGAATCTCGGAACCCTGTACGTGGCCATCGTTCCCACTACCAAGGGCATCAGCGGCCAGATCTACAAGGAGATGGCCCCGGAGGTCACCAAGGCCACCGAGAAGGCTGGCCGGCTGGCGGGGCAGTCCCTGTCCAAGGAGATCAGCGGGGCACTGGGTGGGCTGAGCAGCGCCACTCGCACGCTCGGGTCGGACCTGTCCAAGGCCATGGCCCCAGCGGTGTCCGCGGTGTCCCGCTTCACGGACGGGTTCCGCAACGCGGAGGCCGCGGCGTCGTCGTTCACCGGGAAGATGGGCGCGGCTGGCGGGGCGGCCCGCAAGGTCGCTGACCACGCCCTGACCATGGGCAACAACTTCCGTGCCGGGTTCAGCGACGCGAAGGCGGCCGCCTCCTCGTTCACCGGGTACGTGGGCATCGTCGGCGGCGCCGTGCGTAAGGTCGCAGACGCCGCATCCCTGCCCGGCAAGAACCTCGTCGCAGGCTTCAATGACGCGAAGGCCGCGGGGTCCTCGTTCACCGGCACCATGGGCACGGTCGGAGGTGTGGTCCGCAAGGTCGCGGACACGGCAGCCCTGCCCGGCCGCAACCTCGTGGCCGGGTTCCGGGACGCGTCCGCAGCGTCGTCCTCGTTCACCGGGACGCTCGGCACCATCGGCGGCGCCGTGCGGCGGGTCTCGGACAGCGCCCTCGCGGTTGGCCGCTCCACGGTCAGCATGAGCCGCAACGTTGCGGCCGGGGTGTCCTCGGCCATGTCCGGCGTGTCCACCGTCGTGGGCGGCGTCCGGTCCTCGTTCTCCACCTTCGGGTCTTCGGTGTCCCAGGCCTTCGCGCCCATCTCCACGCGCATCCAGACCGTGGGCTCCCAGATCACGAACCTCGGCGGCGCCGCGGTTACCACGGGTGCCACGGTCGTGGGCGCAGTGGGGGCGATTGCCGCTGCTGGGGGCTTCAACCGTGCCGTGCAGATCGAGCAGGCACAGGCCAAGCTCATCGGCCTGGGGAACTCCACCCAGGACGTCCAGAAGATCATGGAGAACGCCAACGCGGCGGTGAAGGGCACCAGCGCGGCACTGAATGAGTCCGCGACCGTGGCCGCCGCAGCCGTGGCGTCCGGCGTGGCACCCGGCGAAGACCTCGAGCGCGTGCTCCGCACGATCAACGACACAGCTGGCATCGCGGGAATCTCCATGCAGGACGCCGGCACGATCTTCAACTCCGTGCTCGCCCGCGGCAAGCTCCAGGGCGACGACCTGCTCCAGCTGTCCTCCCGCGGCGTGCCCGTTCTGAAGTTCCTCTCGGACCAACTGGGTGTGACCACCCAGGACGTCTCCAAGATGGTCGAGAAGGGCAAGATCGACTTCGACACCTTCGAGTCCGCCATGCACGCCGGAGTGGGCGGATCCGCGATCGCCATGGGCAAGACCACCTCTGGTGCTCTGTCGAACCTGTCCACGGCCATCAGCCGTTTCGGGGCGAACGTCATTACCCCGTTCATGCCGATCATCCAGAACCTGGCACTTGGCCTCACCGATGCGTTCGACGGCCTGGGCAAGGTGGTCAAGCCCGTCTCGGCCGCTGTTGCCGGCGCCCTGATTGCCATGGTGCAGCCCGGCAGCCTCGTTGCCAATGCCTTCCAGGTGATCAGCGACAAGGCGGCTTCCTTCCGCGACACGGTCGCTGGCGTGGTCGGCGCGATCCCTGCACCGGCCCTCGCCGGGATCGCGGGCGTCCTGGGGCTGCTCGGCGCGAAGTTCGCCGTGGCGTCCGTGGCGGCCTCGCCCCTGGTGGCCGTGATCACGAACCTTGCCTCGAAGTTCGGCCCCCTGGGCGGGATCATCACGGGCGTCGGTGGTGCCTTGCGCGTCTTGACCGGGCCTGTGGGGCTGATCATCACCATTGTCGGGGCGGCGATCGCGTCGTCTTCCGAACTCCAGGGCACCCTGGGGGCGCTGGCTACGACAGTGATGGGTCTCGTTGCGCAGGTCGCAGGTCAGCTCGCGCCCGTGTTCACCATGATCGCTCAGACCGTCCTACCGCTGCTGGTGGGCCTGTTCCAGCTGGTCGTGCAGACCGTGGCGCAGCTGCTCGTGGCGATCTTGCCGCTGGTGTCCACCCTGCTGACCCAGCTGGTCCCGGTGATCGTGCAGCTCATCACGACCCTGCTGCCCCCGCTCGTGCAGATCTTCGGGTTCGTGGTCCAGGTCGTGGGCGCACTGCTCACCGCGATCATGCCACTGATCACGACCTTGCTGTCCCTGCTCATCCCTGTGCTGCAGTTCGTGGTGACCGTCGTCGCCGCCCTGGCGTCCGGGATCCTCACCCTGATCGGTGGGGCCATCACCTGGCTGACCACGGTCGCGGTGCCCGCCATGGGCCTCGCCCTGCAGGCGGTCGGCGGGTTCTTCACCTGGCTGTGGACCGGTGTGGTGCAGCCCGTGTGGGCGTGGATCCAGGGCGCGATCAGCAACGTGATCACCTGGATCGCCACGATCGTGGTGCCCTGGGTGCAGGGTGCGATGGCGAACCTTGGCACCGCATTCACCTGGCTGTACGTGAACATCGTGCAGCCGATCTGGAACGGCATCAAGGTCGTCATCGTCGGTGTGATCGCCGTGCTCATGACCATCTGGCAAGGCCTCGTGTGGTTCGTGCGCAACGTCCTGGCGCCCCTGTGGGACTGGCTGTACCGAGTGGTCATCGCCCCGGCCTGGAATGGCATCAAGAACGTCATCAGCGCCGTGTGGAACTGGATCCGCGACAACGTCCTGACCCCGCTGATCAACTTCGTGCGCGGGCCTGTCACGAACGCATGGCTCTGGATTCGCAACGTGGTCGCTCAGGTGTGGAGCAACATGAAGGCCGGGATCGCGATCATCTGGGGCTGGATCCGCGACAACGTCCTGACCCCGCTGATCAACTTCGTGCGCGGCCCGCTCACGAACGCGTGGAACTGGCTGCGGAACCTCGTGGCCCAGGTGTGGGGTGCCATTCGCGGCGCCATCTCCGGCGCGTGGAACTGGATCCGCGACGTCGTTCTCTCCCCGTTGATCAATTTCATCCGGGGGGCCCTGGGCAACGCGTGGAACTGGCTGCGCGACAGGGTCACCGCGGTGTGGGACGGCATCCGCAACACGGTCTCCAACACCTGGAACACGGTCAGGAACAACATCCTGCAGCCGATGATCAACTTCCTGCGCACCAACGTGGTCAACGCGTGGAACGCGGCCAAGGACGGCATCAAGGGAGCGTGGGACAAGGTCAAGTCCATCGTGGACAAGCCGGTCGACTTCGTGATCAACACCGTCATCAACGGTGGGTTCATCAAGAACTTCAACAAGGTCGCGAGCAAGTTCGGCATCGATACGATCGACGAGATCCACTACAAGGGTCTCGCCCGTGGTGGTGTGGTCCCCGGCTACCAGCGGCGCAAGGTGGACGACCACCTCGCCCCGGTGGCTGGCGGCGGTGTGCAGCCGCTACGTGGTGGTGAGGGCATCCTCGTCCCCGAGGCGACCCGTGCGCTCGGGCCCTCGTGGATCCACGGGATGAACGCGGCCGCGAACACCGGCGGCGTAACAGGCGCCCAGTCGTGGCTGGACCAGCACAAGCCGTCCATTGAGACGTTCCCGAAGGGCAACGACAAGCGGTTCGCCATGGGCCCCCCGGGCGGCCCGTCTGGTGGGCTGTGGTCCTCGAACCAGGCCCGCGCCTCGCAGCTGGGCTACTTCAACGTGCCCCGCGGTTCGATCAGCGGCGTCTCGTTCGAGTCCGCGGCGAAGGCCTGGATGGGCCGCTCTGCGCTGGACATTCGCATGGGCTCCGGTGGGCCCGGTGTGCAATCCATCTCTGGCGGAGGTGGTGGCCCATGGGGCTACGCCACCTCAGACGGCCGGATCACGATCACCCCCGGCGGCCCGGCCTCCGTGGGACCGCAGGCCGTGCGCGCCACCCTGATCCACGAGATCGGGCACGTGCTGTCCCTGAACCACCCGCCGGGCGGGTACGGGGCCACGGGCACGATCATGTCCGCGGGTATGTCCGGCGGCTACTGGCCCTCAAACCTGGACTACTCGAAGCTCGTGGAGATCTACGGCGCACCCGGAAAGGGAGTCAAGAAGTACGACGATCCGGGCGGGGGCGGCGGGGGTATCCTCTCCGGCCTGCTGGACCTGATCGGGTTCGACAAGCTGCTCGAGAAGATCCCCGGCGGCGGGTTCGCCAAGGACCTCATGGTCGGGGCAGCGAAGAAGGCCTGGGAAGGGTTCAAGTCCTGGGCCGCGTCGATGATCAACCCGTTCGACGGCGGCGACTCCGAGGTCGCGAGCGGGCAGTCCGCCGAGAACTGGCGGGACACCGTGATCGCCGCGCTCAAGCGTGCCGGTCTGCCCTCCACGAAGCCCTACCAGGACGCGTGGGTCAAGCAGATCGCCACCGAGTCCGGCGGTGACCCGAACGCAGTGCAGGGCGCCATCGGGGACGTGAACAACGTCTCCGGGGACCTCGCAAAGGGTCTCGTTCAGGTCATCGGCAGCACGTTCGCGGCGAACCGTGACCCTTCCCTGCCGAACAACCAGCTGGACCCGCTCGCCAACCTCGTCGCCGGCATGCGCTACGCCAAGGGCCGGTACGGCGTCGAGGGGATGCTGGGCGCCATCGGCAAGGGCCACGGGTACGCCCGCGGCGGCATCCTACCGGACAACCTCTCCACCCACGTGTTCGACGGCGGCGGGTGGCTGCGGAAGACCACGGACCCGATGCTCGTGCACCACCGCGAGTCCAAGCCGGACGCGGTGCTCACGAACGGGCAGTTCGCGGACTTCCACACCATCGCGGAGTCCGTCCGGGCGGATGGCGCTCGCGGCGTCCTCGAACCGCACTTCCACTTCGAGGGCACCACGGACGACCCCGACCACATCGGCCGGCGGGCGTCCGAGGCGCTCGCGTTCGAACTCATGAGAGCAGGTGTGTGATGCACGAGTACAGCGCCCGCCACGTGACGCTCGCATGGGCGGACCAGGTGCTGCAGCTCTCCAACCGGGAGAACGACCCGGACGAGGAGCACTGGCTGACTAACCTCACCGGCTGGTTCGGCGGGGTCGGAGTCAGCGGAGACATGCCGCAGCGCACGCTGGGTCACGGCTTGTTCCCGCGCACCGCGTTGCGCACCGGCCGTGACCTGACCCTCTCCGGGTCCCTGTTCTTCCGGAAGGAGCAGTGGCGGGACCTCGCGGACCGGTACGTGTCCGGGATCCTCTGGGACGGGCAGTTTGGGACGCTCACCTACACGGTGGACGGTCTCGAGCTGTCCACCCGGGTGCGCCTGGACGGGGAGGTCAAGCACGCGACCAAGGGGTTCGAGTGGATCGATTTCGAGGTGCCGCTGACGGCCCCGGACCCGTTCCTGTATGCCCCGCCGGTCACCGCCCAGGTGTCCCCGCCTGGTGCGGGTGTGGGGTTCTCCTGGGCCAACGGCGTGTTCCCTGGCGGCGGCGTGGAGTGGCGGGAGGGCCGCAATACGGCGGCGCGGATTGTGAACGAGGGCAACGCGGACGCCTACCCGACCGTGACCGTGCGCGGGTCCTGGCCGAACGGGTTCAGGCTCACGGACGGCCGCCACTCGGTCGAGTATCCGCACGCAGTGTTCGACCAGTCCCCGGTGACCGTGGACATGCGCGCCGGGTCCGTCACGGTGCGCGGCGCGGACCAGACGCACCGGCTCACGCGCCGGCAGTGGTTCACGGTGCCGCCGCGGGGCGCGCTGACCGTGCGCGCCGAGCAGTTCGCCCCGTCCACCGGGTGGGCGGACATCACCCTTCACTCGACCTACATCTAGGAGGACTCATGTCCACCGCTTGGGGTATCCCCGACCTGCGCGATGAGAACGGCACAATCATCGATGCCACCACACCGCAGGACATGCAGCTGATCATCGACGCGCAGTACCAGAACGCCGGGATCCTCACCGGCGCGTACATCGGGCTGCGCTCGGACCTGAAGGTCGACGTGTACGACGGCGCCGTGGTCATGAAGTGGAACAACCGCGGCTCGGTGCTGGTGCCGGTGTACCGGCAGACCATCACCCTCGACCCGCCCCCGGCCACCGGGGACGTGACCGTGAGCTTCTACGTGGAGCAGGCGGACACGGCCACCTCGAAGGCGGCCTCGGTGGTGATGACCACGGGCGCGGTCCCGGCGGGCCGGGTGGTGCTGGACAAGATCCTCGTCCCGGCCGGGACCACGAAGACCTCGTCCTGCACCCGCGTGTGGGATCGGCAGTACGCGATGCACTCCCAGTCCACGCAGGGGGTGCTGTCGCGCACGCCGGACTTCGGTGGCGACGTCCGAGCGAAGGGCAAGACGTACACGAAGTGTCAGCAGCGGTTCGTGACCGAGACGGATCGTTGGGTGAACCTGAAGCTGTCCGTGACCGCTGGACGTACGAACAGCCGTGGGGAGTCCAGCATCGGCACGATCGCGGCGTCTATGGCGTCTCTGCGGTACGAGATCTACCTGGACGACCAGCTCGTACGGACGTTCGAGGTGGGGATCGACCGCCGGTGGCAGACGGTGCAGCTGGAGACGCTGGAGCGCGTCAAGGCCGGGTCGCACACGGCGCACATTGTCTCGCGGTGGGAGTACGACGGGGACACGAGCACCAACACGTACTGGGTGGTGCGGGGTGACGTGTCCCGTAAGTACAACGGGGACGCGCTCACGGTCCACGATGCCGGGGTGCGGGCATGAGCTGGCAGGTGAACCTCGTGGAGACCGTCACCGGGCAGGTCGGCCGCGCCCTGTCCCCGGAGTCCGGGTCGTGGGCGATCGAGCTGAACAAGGCCGACTCGGGGTCCGTGAAGGTCTCCAAGGACGACGTCGCGGACATCGACCGGCGCCGTCTGTCCCCGTGGTGGGCCTCGGTCCTGTTCTCCTACATCACCCCGGACGGGCGGATCATCCCCATCTGCGGAGGGCCCATCATCTCCTGGCCGTCCGAGGACCAGGACAGCCTCACCCTGGACTGGCGGGGTATACGCGAGGTGTTCACCCGCCGGCACCTCGAGAAGGACTACACGCTACGCGGCCTGTCGCTGGGCACCATCGCATGGGAGGTCGTCAAGGCCGGGATGGACCGGCCCTCCGGGGGCCTGCCGATCGCGCACGGCTCCCCGTACGAGTCGAAGTCCACCCTGAACGAGCGCACCTACGAGGCGTGGAACCTCGCGAACAACAACTGCGAGAAGCGGCTCACGGAGCTCACCAACGTGATCAACGGCCCGGACATGATGTTCCGGCCCGAGTGGGCCGACGACGACATGACCCGGGTGCGATGGCAGTTCGTGCACGGCACCTCGTGGGACCCAACCATCACCCAGGACACCACCATGGTGTGGGACACCACCGCCGCGGGCACCCACGTCACCAACCCCTCCGTCACCTCGGATGGCTCCAAGATCGTCACCCGCGTGTTCGGCACCGGCGCCGGGGAGGGCGCGAAGGTCACCCGAACCCAGGCCGAGTCCCTAGCACTAGTGAAGGAGGGCTGGCCGCCGCTGGAGACCGTGATCTCCGACCAGGATCAGGCCAAACCCGAGCCGATCCGCCAGAAGTGCCTGGGCGAGCTCGCGGACTCCCGGCGGATGGTGGACCAGCTCTCGGTCTCGGTGTACGCCGCACACGAGGCGTCCCCGTGGGGCACCTGGCACGTCGGCGACACGGTAACCGTGGTCCTCACCGACGACTGGTGGTCCATCCCCGGCGGCGAGCACCAGATGGACATCATCAAGGTCAGCGGGGACCTCACCGACATGGTGAAGGTCGAGCTGCAGCAGGGCCAGTGGTACACCCCGGCCGATCTGATCTAGGAGGCCCACATGCCGCAACGGCAGAACCTCAAGCCCGCGCTCGCGGACACGCTGCGCTCGCTTCGCAACGACGTCCAGTCCGGCGCCACCGTCCCGCACGGGGTGAAAACCGTTCAGCCGGGGGAGGGCCTGCAGCTGGTGCCCCCGGAGGGCGGGGCGGAGATCTTCTGGGACTGGGAGACCGCGAACTCCGTGGAGCAGCGCATCCAGGACGGCACGGCGCTGATCGACCAGACCCGGGCCACTCTCGCGCAGACCGAGCAGGAGCTGCAGTCCGCGCAGGACCGGATCGGGCGGGTCGCGGCCGGGGAGATCGAGAAGATCGACGGGCACATCATCATCAACGGCACCGTGGACCTGCCCGCGCTGAACGTCACCGGGGAGCTCTCCACGGCGATCGTGAAGGCCCTGGACGTGGAGGGCCGCCGCGGCATCTTCACGGAGGGCCTCACCGCCCAGGACTCCACCCTGCTGGGCACCACGGTCGCGGAGGTCATCAACGCGGGCACGGTCGCCACCCGGATCATGACCTCGGGCCTGCTGCAGACCTCCACAGCCGCAAACCGGGGAGTCAAGGTCGACAACAACGGGATCAGGGCCTGGGACGATGCGGGCCGCCATACCGTGAATCTCAACGGCAAGGCCAACTACATCACTGGGACGTTCGCCACCGCGGAGAAGGAGCAGCGGGTGGAGATCAAGTCGGGCGGGTCCGTGGCGGCCGCTGACTTCTACGGGTCCGGGAATACGGTGGACCACCTCGGTGTGTGGCACCAAGCCGACCAGGGCAACGCGACCGCCTCACGGATCATCTCTCAGAACGGCCTCACGCGGATTCGGGAGAACCCAGGCATGATTATGTGGCCCCTCCGTGGTGACTTCGGCTTTACGGGCCGGTGGGCGCGCAATACGGATACGGTGAAAATGTTTTCTCTCGTGAATTACAGCGGCCTACCAGGCGGGGCGTGGATGGACCTAAAATTCACCTATGCCACCCCGTTCCCCACCCTGTACTCGGAGCGGATACCGGTCATGTCCGTGGAGTCCCGATCTGGCGCGGAGTGCACCATCAACACCCGCACCAATGACGCGGACAGCATCTCGTTTCGGGTGGTGAACAAGTCCACCAACCCCACCGATGTGCTGTACGTGCGCGGGTTCACGTTCAACTTCAACACAGTCACCTACTCCACCACCTATTAGGAGAAACCATGGGCAATTGGGAAGCATTGAATGGTGGAGCCGTCGAGATCACCGCAACGGGCCTTTACATCGAAGGCGAGTTCCTCGAAGACAAGATTAAGGACAATGCACATGAATGAGCTCACCCCGCAGGACTACCAGCGGATCATCGCCACCTTGAACGCGCAGAAGGCCGCCGCCGAACTCGCCGCCTTGGAGTGGCAGGTCCGCGCCGAGAACGCCACAACCGCGCTCGCCTCGCAGACCACCACCGAGGAAGCCACCTCGTGAGCGCGTTCATCCCGTCCCACAAGCCCCGCGCAGGGGCTTTTTTCATGCCCAGGAGGTGCCATGCCTGACCGTCTCTCCCGCCACGCGGACGGGTTCTACGGGGGCCTGCTGATGATCCTCGGCGTCTACTACCTCGGCATGGCCTACTCATGGGCCGTCACCCCCTCCGAATCCCGTGTCGCGGGTATCTCCTGGTTGGCGATCCCCGACTGGGCGGTGCACCCCCTCACTATCGCCGTGCTTTGGGCGGTCGCCGGCGTCGTCTGCGTGATCGGCGGGGCGTTCTCCCGCAACCGGGCCGCCGAACTCACCGCCGGACTCGCGGCGGTACTCATCCCCTTCATCATCGGTGCGTTCTTCGCGTCCGCATGGGTGCTCACCGGCTACGGCAAAGCCGACGCCCCCACAGGGCTGACCACAGCCTGGTCCTACTGGCTGCCTGCGGTGATCGCCGGGTGGGGGATGATCCGCGCACCCCGCCACGTGACCGTCCACATCGGGGGTGCCCATGGTGATTGACCCCGGCACCGTCCTCCCCGCCCTTATCGGCGCGGCCGCCACCGTGATCGGTGCGCTGCTCTTGTGGCTGTCAAAGCGCTCCGACAAGGCCACCCAGACCCTCGACCTCGCGCTGAAGAACCTCGGGGAACGGGTCGCGGAGCAGGACGCAAAGATCACCCGGCTCACCGAACGGCTCGACGCGTCCGAGAAGGACCGCCGCCAGCAGGCTGTGCAGATCCGTGACCTCCAGGACCGGGAGCGGGACCGTGAGGAGCTGCTCGCGGACTACCGGGCGCACACCCTCGCATGGGAACTGTTCACGGAAACCGGCAGTGTCCCGCCCCCGCCCGTGTACTCGTGGCGGATCCGAGCGGACCTCGAACAGACGAAGAAGGAGGCCGGGTCCTGATGGTTACCTATTGCACCTCTCAACAGCAGGCTGACGCGGAGATGGCGGAGTGGTTGAAGACCGCCCCGGGCACGTCGATGCCGAACAACTACGGCAACCAGTGCAGTGCGGCGATGCAGCACTACTCGGTGGCGTTGTTCGGGCGGCCGTGGGACCAGACCTTGGGGTACGGCAACGCGATCGACCACATCACCAACGCCTCCGAGGCGTACTTCGTGAAGGTGTGGAACGACCCGAACAACCCGAACCAGCTGCCCCGACCCGGTGACATCGCCGTGTACAAGGGTGCCGCCCCCCTGTGGGGTGGGGTGTACTACGGGCACACGGGTGCAGTGGAGTCGTTCACCGCGTACCAGCAGACCCTGGTGCAGCAGGACGGCGCGGCCCAACCTGCCCAGCTGTTCCCGGACGGCAACTACTACTCGGTGAAGCCCGCGCACAAGGGCACGTTCCGGTACGTGGGCGACCCGTTCGTCGGGGACATCCGCGGCTGGTTGCGGCCCCGGTGGCAGAAAGTCGTGTACTCGGGTGCGGACAAGCGCGGGTACGGGTCCACGACAGCGGTCACGAACCCTGGGACCACCACGGGGAAACCCCAGGCGCCGGTGGTCACCGCTGATCTCTGGATGCCGGGTGCGACCCGGTCCCCGCAGCCCGGTGCCGTGAACCTGAACACGCGGCTCCCGCGTCGTGCGGCGTGGCACATCACCTCCGACGTGGACCCAGGCAAGGTCCAGCCGTCGTTCTCGGGGGTGGCCACCTACTTGAAGAACGCCGGGTACTGCCCACACCTGATGTGGGACCCGTTCACCGGGCACGTGGAGCAGTTCTACCTAGCCAACGTCGGCGCCCGCGCCCTGAAGGCGTGGAACGAGGACGGTGCGCGGCACATCCAGATCGAGGTGCTGTTCTCCCGTGGTGCGTACCGCGACGGGAAGCAGTACTGGGAGCTCAAAGACACCCCGCTCAAGGGGTTCGCGCAGATCATCCAGTGGCTGGACTCCCACGGCATCCCCCGCACCTGGCCCATGGGCCCCACACCACCGATCGGCACCGCAGGGCGCCGTGACGTCGGAGTGTGGAACTCCGGGGCCGGGCACTACGGGCACTCCCAGGTCCCGGACAACGACCACACCGACCCGGGCCTGTTCCCGTCGATCACCGAGATACCGGTTGCGACGGGTAAGGGCACGGCCACCGCGACAACTGCAGGTGATGACCTGCTGGAAGGACTACTGAGCATGGACCAGGCAACGTTCGACCGCGAGAAGAAGAAGCCGGGCACCCCGGCGTGGCATCTGGCCAATGGCCGGGACCACGCCGCGGGCCTCACGGCCGCAGTGAAGGCCCTCACCGCGCTCGTGAAGGGCATCCCCGCGTCCGTGCTGCAGGCGAAGGTCACCCGCAAGGGCGCCGGGTCCGAGGGCACCGTGACGCAAGCGGAGGCCCTGGCCTACGAGAAGGCCAACTGGTCCCAGGACCGGGCCAACCAGCAGAAGATCATCGAGCAGCAGGCGCAGATCATCGCGCTGCTCACCGAGAAGAAGGCGGCATGACATGGCTGTGACCATCGAACCCACGGGCAACAAGGCCGGCCGGGTGACCCTGGCGACGTCGTTGGCGTCGCTGGTGCCTCCGCTGTTCGCGGTGGTGGTGGTGATCGCCTGCTACCTGGTGGGGATCCTCTCGGCGGAAGCTGCGGCGACGTGTGTCCTGGCGGTCCTGGCGACCGCTGGGCTGACCACGGGTGCTGTGTTCACCACGGGCAAGAAGACCCCGACTGATCAGGTGCGGACTGTGTCGGAGGTGGTGACGGTGCCGCAGCAGGCCCCCGCACCGGAGGCTGTGGCGGTCCCGGAGGGCACCGGGGGGCACCGCGCCGCAGCGGGCTCGACCGCAGCCGAGACCACGGAGGCCGTGCCTGACCTGGCCCCCGTGGTCACCGAGACCACCGTCGAGGTGCCCTGA